CCTTTGCTGACTAGCCATTAACTGCTTTACACTTAGCGCATTGCCAAGTTACAACACCATTGACAGAATCAGATGATATGTCTTGCAGCTCTCTGATCTGAACTGGCTCATTGCACAGCTGACATGGTACGAAGGCAGACATAAGATCTACCCATTCACCATTAAGTTTAATTCCTATATTGCCCATTATTAGCCCCTTGCCTTTTGTGGTTGCCATTTACCCTGACTGTTTATTTCATACCATATTGTCGGACACTTACCTTCAAATCCAGAATGTCCTAAAGCTGTGCATTGATATGAAGCCCAATCTTTCCCTGTCTTCGCCGAATGTCCGGTCTTCCAGACCATGCTGCCATGCTTACAGCTCGGAACTTCTGATGCTTCCGTTGTACCAATAATGTCTGCAACATTCTGAATAGCCTTGTCAAGTGTTACCGGAGCATCTACTACCTTCATATATTCATTGACAGGTGTAGTCCAATAGTCTTGATCATCTGATTTAACTTCTGCTACAGGTGGTTTTTCTGATTTTTTAGCTACTACTTTATTCATCTCTTCTCTGGATGGCTTATGCTTGTCGATGCCGATGTTCGCATGACCGCATGCAACACCAATTGCCGAAGTAAGTCCGTTTTCCAAAGCAAAATCTTTATTGACGCCCCTGTCCGTAATAACCTCATTCGCAAAACCAGTGGAGAATGGCTTTTCATCTGTGGTTTCTCGATACAAGCGTGCAGCAACGATAAAACGCTTATCAGACCAATCAAGTATTTCTGCTTCAATGCGTCCATTCGGATACCTCTTCCAAAACTCGATGACTCTTTCTCGTACCGTGGTGTATTCATCTAAATTAAACATAAAGCTCATTCTCTTCGGTGCTTAATTGCCCCATCAATGCGAGATATGCCGCTGCATCTATATAGTTATCAGCTTTGTCTGGATTTCCGGTAGAAGCTCTGGCAATCTTGATAAGCGCGAGCATTGCACAAACCTGATAGTCCTCGACTGGGTACTGTAAGTATGCTGAAATAAGCATTGCGGCGTGTTGCATGTTATCTTGCGGATGACCGTAGTCGTTGAGACCACGATCTTGTATGACGTCTGTTGCATTTTGTAAAATCTCTGTGTATTTCATTCTTCCCAAAATTCCTGTCTGCTTATGGATCGACCTCGATGCCAACCCTCTCGGATACCGCGTTCTTTACCTAGCCTATAGCAATCCCACGCGACTATGCTCATGCTGACAAAAATACCAATAACACAGATAAACAATAATTTATCTTCGTTGCTCATTACTTAACCGCCCTTAACTTAGGATAATGTCCATTCATTTCAAAGTATTCTTCTAGTGTGACCGCGCTCTTATATTCATTGCAGTCGGTGCAGACCTGTGTGATCGTCATATCAAATCCACAATATAGACAGTAGTAGTTCTCAATTGCCGGTGCTCCGTAGATCTCAATGGCAGCCATTATGCGACCTCGTATTCTGTGACAGCGTAATCGGTAAGGATGACAAATTGATCTAGTGCATTGTCGTATGTTTCCTGAAACTTGATCTCGCGCTGGATAAGGAAGTTACGAGCTAGGATTAAAGCTGCACGGTTATCAAACCAAAAAGCCCATAGATGCTCAAAGCTGACGTGCGGTTCGAAACGATCAGCTTGAATTTCCCAATCGTAGCCATTCCATTGCATTTGAGTGTTACTTAACATATCAAAATCTTGTTCTGTAATTAACATTTTGTGCCCTATCGTTCTGGGAACTAGTGCCCTTCACTAGCTCTGTAGGAATACGGTCTCATGCCCCGACAGGCTGGTCAAGCATATTTAGATAACGAAACGATAACGATTTTTAGGCGTAGAGTCTTCCGTAAAGGGTAAAAGATCCGTCCTTATTAATAGGCACTAGGAATGGACTTACTCTATCTCCATGAGTTTCAATGACCGCAACGCTCATCTGCCAATTAGCACTGCCAGCCTTTAAATAAGACGCTTTCTTCTTGTCCATGACATTTCCTGCCTCTAAGCCCCACAAAGTCCTGTATTGGCTTCCTAAGCCCTCTGTATAGGCACTGATGCCTGCCCTGTGCGTGTGTCCGCAAACCACAGATTTGCCGAACTTCTTAGCTAATCCTAAAGCTGTGAGTCCGGCGTTGCTATTCATCGATCCTTCGTCTCCGTGAACTAAAACCCAGCCTTTGTGGAACTCGAATGGCTTCTCGTGAAAACGTATCCCCATGTCGGAGAAACCCATAAAACGGGAGTATTTGAGCTCTGGAAGTCCGATGAGACTAGGAGCTCCCCTAACGAGAGTGTGGTATAGACGATCGGTGTGGTTGGATCGAGTGATGTCGGTAGTGCCGAGATCCCAGAGGATGTTTTGAGCGAGACTTCGATCATGGTCTAATTGCCCTTCGTACTCTAGATGAGTGCCTTTAGCCCACTTACTTTGAGATTGCATATCCAGTTCATCACCGGTATTTAAAACTAGGTCAAACTTTTCACGCTTTACTAACTTGATCAAATTTTTTACTGCTTGCTCATGATGATACGGTATTTGTAAGTCACTGATGACCAGATACCTTTTCTTCTGGCTGCTAGTCATCATCCTCATCTTCGTAATCACCGAACCGTTCTGGCTCAATTGGATCTGGCAAGATCCATGCAGGATAAGCAGATCGTTCTACGATAATTCCTAGAACAGTTTCCTCATCAAAACCTGCACGCTTTAGACTTTGTGCGAACTCATACATGCCAATGCAATAAGCATCGAGAGCTGAGTAATCTTGCTCAACTAGATTCTTAGTCGCTTTTCTTGCCATGACAAAATTATCGCTCTAGAAGTATGTTATAGATCTCATCGACACGCTGATTTAGTCGCTTAATCTCTGAGAGCAAATGAGTAATGACATAGCCTGCAAGACCACCAATAACTAGCAAGGTGCTTATGTAAAGGCCAAAGAAATCTGATTGTGTCACTTTTTAGGACTCGCATACCCGAACACTCCAGCTACGATCGCGCCTAGAATGTGGCGATAGTCTAGAGAAAAGTTAGATGTCGTTCCCCATACTGCTAGAAACGCACCGACTGCGATGACTACTGGATGCTTCATGTTCATTATTCTCCACCTAACATAGATACTTGAAAAAAAGCACCATCATTGTCAGCTTCTTTTTTAAAGCTAAAATGTGCGTGCTTAGTGTGTTTGTTAGCCCCCGTGTATTTTTTTTTGATAAATCTAAACTTGGCTGAATAGATGAACCCATCATAAATGATATAATTAATGCGTTTTTCTGACTTTGATTTGCAAGCAACTCGAAGTTGATCCACAAGATCACCCATGATGTCCGGTTCTGATCCTTGAAATAAGCCACGCGATATGTCGATGGCACGCACCATTCCTTGATCATCTGGGCAATGATCAGACTTGCCAGCACGCATGTGCCTTGCATCTGCGATCCATCCATCCGATAAGCGAGACCTATCTGGGAATGAGTCATCGATCTGCTCTCTTAATTGGATGGCAGCTCTAGAAAGTCTCGGCTTCACTTACAATCCGAGTGCCTTTAGATCATCTGTTGTCAAACCAAGTGCAGCTAATTTAGCCTGTGCTGCTTCCTTTGCAGCAATCTTTGCTAAATCTGCTTCTTTTTCAATTAATGCTTTTTCTGAAAGATTCTGATAATCAGCAAGTTCATTAGTGTTCATTTCTCTAACAATAATGTTTTCTGTTAAAACATCGTGAATGGTTACTGTTGTTTTAGTCATTAGTTCACTCCATAAGTCATTAATGTACCACTAGAAAATGTTGTTGAAGGAGCATAAATAGTAATGGAAGAAATGACAGAAGCATTGTCATAACGCCCATTAACAAAAGTTACCGTATTTCCTGTTCCATCATTGAAACCACCATTAGAAGTCCAAGATACGCCACTAGTTTGATCTGTTGCTGAAACTCTAATAATTCCAGAATAAAGATTTGTTGAAGTGGCACTATCTCCTATGTATCCAAGAAAAGCAGTTGTGGATGCAAGACTGTTACCACTACTAACTGTAGTATTAACATTTTTAATAAAACCCATTGTGTATTTACTGCCAGAGTCAGCATTAAATCTTGCTTCGATGTAACCATTAGATGCTACTCTTGCTCCACGAATTACAAACCACAATTCCTTGTAAGTGCTAAGGCTTGAAACAGTTACGCTTGCTCCTGTTAAAGTCGTTGTTGCCAATAATGTCATGCCACCACTGCTGGCAGGTGTTGCCCACTTTAATCCAGTAGCAGTCGATGAGTCAGCTGTAAGCACTTGATTATTAGTACCCACTGTCAAAGTTGAGGGAGTGCCAGCAGAAACTGCGGAGATCAAAGCACCCTTTGCTGTTAATTGCGTGTTCTGAATCGCATTAGCATCATCTTGAACGACCCATGAAAAGTCCATGTCTGTGTTAGAAGCCTTAGCAAGTACCTGACCAGTAGTGCCACCTTTGAGATCTAACAGTGAAGCATCGATTGCATCACCTAGACCTTCAATGGCTGTTGCACCATTCTTTACTAAGTCGCTGGATGTCGGTACTGGCCATCCAAAATTGGGTGTTGTAGTTGCCATTAGGTTAAAGCTCCTGTCGCATTTGTCCATGTAAGTGTAGCATTTACACCAGTCCAGATTAGTGAGGCTGGCAATACTGTTTCCCACTGAGTAGTGCTGAGTGAGAAGTCTGTAGCTGAGATGTAAAGGGTGATCTCAGTAAGGCTAGGGGTAGCGCGTAAAGCTACATTTTCAACAAACCCATCAAATGACCCACCAAATAAGTTAGTCGGTAGATTATTTATTAACACCGGCTGACCAAAAAACACGCCAATAAGGCTGTCGAGCATGGCAGTTGGAATGTTCGGGTTATCAAGTCTGAACGTAATTGCTCCAAGTGAGGCTCTAGGGTTCTTGCGAAGGTTTAACTCGCGTGCTGCAATATCGGTAATATCCGCAAGGTTCTTAATGTTAGAATCGAATGAACGCTCAAAAAGGCCATAAGAGGCTATAGAGTCGCTATCAGAGGTACTGTAGGTTGATCCGTATCCTGTGGAGTAGCGATAGATAAGGCTGTTACGGATGCGAGCAATCTGAGTTGTGGATCTGATAGAGGTCGGTGTTGCATACGAGCCATCGAGGTTAGTAAAGCCATTAGCTGCAAGGTAGTTAGATCTGTGGTCTGCATCGTCATAGGAAACATCCCCATCTTTCTCCTCATATACTTGACCGAGTGCACTGGTAGCAATCTGATCTGCAAGGCTTTGAGACTTAGCGGAAGCACTAGCTGCAAGGGCGATCATCGTGTAAAAGCCTGAATCAATAGTGCCAATATAAGACTCTGCTTCAGCCCATGTCACTGTTGCTGGATAGGTATCCCATGTAACAGTAGGGGTTACTTCTGCCCATGAAAGGCTAAGAGCTGAACCTAGAATTGCTGCAATCTGTGCGCCATCCAAGTCTTCGGCTAGAGCTGTGTTATAGACAGCCTTTGTAAGTTTAGCCAGCGAGCCAATACCTAAAATTGTGCCAGTCGTGATAAAGCCAGTTTCATCTGGGCTTTTGACTCCGATGTTAAAATCTGAAACTTCTCCACCAAATACAGTGACATAAATGCCACTGCCATTCTTTAACTCTAAAGTTATAGGCTCTGTAACATTGATGGTGAAGTCTGCGCCCGTAGTGTTGATGATTTCTACTTGGCAGTAACCTGCTGTTGGCTGCCGATCAATGTCTAAACGACCAGAGGCAAACGACACAGAGGTGACAGTCGTATAGACATCATCACCTACTGTTACGCGCCACTCTGGAAGCCATGTCATAGTGCGGTTAAAGTTCCCCTGTCGCGAGCCTGTCGTAATACTTCATCAATAGCTTCAGCAATAGCGTTAGGGTCTCCCACGCCTGTGTTCACATTGATAACAATGTCGCGATCCCTTGAACCTACTGCACCTGAGTTAAATAGATTTCCACCTTCAGCCGTGCGGAATGATCCTGCATCAAAAGAGTTAATTGCGCCGCCAGCAAAGGAATTCACAAGGGCGTTGAACGCGCCTGAATCTTCAATAGTCTGGAAAACTGGAGCAAGTCCATCAATCAATTTAATAAATTCTTTACCGTTTTCCCCGATTACCGATATAACTCCACCAAGATCCTCATTTGCTTTATTGATTTCTTCAATGGAACGTGCTGGAGTTAATGGGCTAATTCCATTGGGTGTCTGAATGAAAGAAGGGCCGCCGGATGGCGGATTGACCGTAGGTGGAGTGCCCCCAGGCATAGTTGGCCACTTGAAGTTTTTAAGATCATCAAGCATTGATTTAATTTTGCGCAAAGCTACATCAAGATTTTCTTGATCAATTAAATCTTTAGGCACAAGACCTTTAAGGATCGATTCAATAGCTGCCATCTGAGTCTTTTGACCAGTCAAGGCATCAAAGACTTTTATATCTGCATCAAGTTTCTTGGTTGCAGCAATGATTGCTGCTTCATCTTTAAGAGCTATAGCATCTTCTAACTCAGCAATAGAACGCTTTACATTCAGGCGAGCAGTATCGTTAGCAATCTGTAACACCTGAGCTGCATCTGTTGCCTTGCCTAGCAATTCCTGTTGATTTTTAAGAGCTGCGGCATTTTGAATCTTTTCTATGTCAAAGATATTTTCACCCTTGCCAAGCAATAGATTAGCCTTATCAATTGCTGCTGCTAATTTCTTATCTTTTAGAATCTTAGCCTGTGCTGCTGCCTGTTCCTTTGTGAGCTTTGTAACCTTAGTCTGAGTCTTTAAAACAGTATTATTAACCTGACCAGAAACTGTCATAGAGATATTGCCCATGCCCTTAGGGATAATTCCCTTACGGAATGATTGCTCATCTAATCGTTTGTTTAAATCACCCAATAAGAATAATGCGCCTGCAATTGCTGTAGTCATAGGCAAGAAGGCTGCCGCTGCTACAAGACCGACTGCAATAAGGACAGGCTTAAACTCTTCTAGCTTGCCAATCAATAGACCGACATTCTTTAAAGTATCTGCAATTCCTGTTGCTAACTTATCGATATTTTGAATTCCGGCATTTGCGCCACCGCCTGATATAGCAGTGATCGCATCAAACAAACCTTTACCTATAGTTTCTTTAGCATTATTAGCTGCAATCGTGAGCTTATCTAACTGACCAGCAAATGTTTCTGCTGCCGCTGTTGCTTGTCCTGCGAACAAAGTAGTCAGACGTTGCTGGATTTCCTCGAACGAAGATGAACTTAATTCAGCCTTTGTAAGTCCTACACCTAAACGACCAAGTGCCTGAGTCTGCCCCAAAAATGCCTTCTGCAAAGACTGTGAGACCTGAGTCACACTCTTACCTGTGCCGGCTGCAATATCTAATGCAAGTCCGAGCAATTCCTGAGACTTAGTGACATTTCCAGTTGCACGAAGCAAACGATCCATTGCCGGACGGAGCTCGTCATCGAGCACGCCTGTTTGCATTTCAAGTCTAGAAATAAAGCCATTGACCGTGCCGATATTGCTTCCATAAGCAAGATTAAGATTCTTTAATGTCTGGCCTAATGAGGTTGCAGCCTTGTCATCTTCTGCAAACGCTTTGACAGAAGCTCGACCGAAAGCAAGGACTGCTGCTGTACCGAACGTGCGAGTAAGAGTTTTGCCTAAATTCTGAGTGTTTCTGTTTAACTGAGAAACAGCAGTATCGGCTTTTTTGAAAGCAGGCTTGCCGGTAAATTGCGCGGCAATATCAATAACTACATTGCTCATGCTGACTCCCTTACGCTGCTTACTGTTGCACGCTTATTTAATTTATCTCTAGCAGTGTCAATGGCTTTAAAGATTGCCACTAATTGCTTGCCTTGATCCTCTTCCCATGCACGATAGAGAACGCGACCACGCATATCTTGACCTTGCTTTTTTGTACCGTAAAGTGGGCCTTGCTGAACGAAACGTGCCCCGGCTTCGGGATTATTAGACTTGCTTTCTCTAGATCCGTTAGGGTTAAGTCTTCCAGCCTTTTCGTAGATCGCGCCTACTGCCGAACTATTCTTAACTCTAAACAAAGATCTAAATCCTTTAGAGTTAGGCTTTCCGTATCCTGTGCGATATACAATACCGCGCTTGATTTCTGTTGCATCGTAACGAGGGAATGGTCGTACTCTTCCAGAAGTGTTAAACACTTTAGGTTCGGCTGAGGGAACTCGATCCCAGTTATAGAGATTTCCCGGAGCTTGATTTGGTACAAAACCTCTGGCTGACTTCTGAATTACTTTAAGAGAAGTGGTGATCTCTTTAGTTAATTCTTTAGCAAGATCCGGAGCAAATTTGTTAAGAGCTTTACGGAGTTCAATTACGCCTTTTACT